GCCAAGAACGATCTAGTCACGGTAGGTAACGCGCAGATCAGCACCGCGCAGAGCAAGTTCGGCGGGGCGTCGATGTATTTCGATGGGACGGGGGATTATTTGCAAAACCGTCTGACTGATCTAACCAACTTTGGTACGGGCGACTTTACGATGGAGTGTTGGATTTATCCTACTGCCTCTGGATCGCTTAGGGCTATTGTTGATACACGCGGTACAGATATAAATGCCGCCTACGGGTGGTTTTTGAGTGCAAGCGATAAGTTAGACTTTTTGTATAAAGGTTCTTCGCCATTTCGTCTTACATCATCTGGTAGCGTGTCTACAAATACATGGACGCATGTCGCTGTTTGTAGAGCATCAGGAACACTTCGCCTGTTTATTAACGGAAACATTGACGGTTCCGCAACAGTGACTGACAGCCTTAACGGTGCGGCAGGTACGCGAATTGGCGGAGGTTATGCAGATGGATCGGGCAACCCCGGCTTTTATCTTACAGGCTACATCGACGACCTTCGCATCACTAAAGGCATTGCCCGTTACACCAGCAACTTCACGCCACAAACATCTCAATGGCAGGATCAATGATGACCGTCTTTCCGATCTGTCAGCAGGGCAAGATGTGTGCTGGACCTGATCCGTTGCACACCCACGGCCTAAAAACCCTCAACGAGAAGGTGCTTAGGCTGGATCAGGCAGGCTTCCAGTTATTCCCCCGCACGGGAAACTCCACGGGACGCAAAAGCGTTTCGTCACAATGACTCATCAGCCGTGGTAGAAAAGTATAACGCAACAAGGAATCAATGATGCTTTACTCCAAAAACGGATCAATACCCAAGCCGCAAACGGATGGCACAGATGGTTGGATCGAAGTGCCTGAGCCACCCACGGCAGCAGACGGTCAGGAAGTTGTTTGGTGGTTCCCACCGGGATGGGTTGTTCGCCCTGTGAAGCCTGCGGATGAGGCTGGCTTTGTGTGGAACTGGTCTCAGTCCAGTGAGGCGTGGGTCAAGTCTGAAGCACCCGACCCAACTGCTGAACCCCTGCAAACCATCACGCTTGACGCTGCTACAGCAGGGGTTGTATTAAGCAGCTTTACCGCTGGCGAAACGATTACTTAGGAGGCTTTATGACCCTTAACCTACCCATTGACCTTGCCAATCAGATCATTGGCTACCTGGGCACCCGTCCGTACCAAGAAGTGTATCAACTGATTGACGGTATGAAAGAAGCCGCAAAGCCGCCGGTTACGGGTTTGCATGAGGTTCCACGGGAGCAAGAGGCTGCGTGATGAGTGATGACCTGGACAAGCGCTTATCGGTACATGAAGCGGTTTGCGCCCAACGCTACGAGAACATCGAGAAACGCCTCGGTGATGGAAGCAAGCGCATGCGTCACATTGAGTGGCTGCTTTACATCACGATTGCGGCGGTCCTGCTTGGTCCAGGTGTCGCGGCCATGTTCGTTAAAAAGCTCCTGGGCATATGATGGACGATAAAACCCACGAGTTGGCGGTTCTTAAGGCGCAAGCCAAGATCCGGCTTGAAGAACTTAAAGCGCAAGACTCGGCCAAAGAAGTAGCAGGAAAAGCCATTGGCGAAGATGGGCTGCTTTATATCTTCCTGATCGTGCTCGTGGGTGTCGGTGCATCGTTATTCCTTGAGGGCGAGAAGATCGCCGCTGTAATGGGCCTGCTAGGCGCTTCGTTGACAGCCTTGATCCAAATGCTTAATGGCATTGCTGGAACCGCGCCAAAGCAGGAAAAACCCGAGTTCGAGGTCATCAAGGACCTTATCACCCGTCTGGACAAGTTGGACCGTGCCGAGCCGCCTATGCAGGTTGATGTTGAAGGCAGCAAGGTAACAGTCAAGAAGGGTGCCGACATCGTAACTGCTAAGGGTAACCATGTTTGAACTACTTGGCGGCGGTCTCCTGGGCTCCATCTTCGGTGGCTTGTTTAGGCTTGCGCCGGAGGTATTGAAGTTCCTGGACAAGAAGAACGAGCGCCAGCACGAGTTATCCATGTTCCAACTCCAAACCGACCTCGAAAAAATGAGGGGCGAGTTCAAGATGGAGGAAAAGTATGTTGACTACAGCATTCAACAAATGGACACGATCAAGGAGGCATTTAAGGAGCAGGCTCAGACTGCAAAGGAGGCAGGTTGGCTGGCTTCTTTTGTCACTGCTATCACCCGTCCTGGCCTCACTTGGATTGCTTTTGGGGTTTATGTTGCTGTTAAAGCTGCTGGCTTAACGATTGCCTTCCAGACCAATGCGAACTGGGCCGATGTCTTGACCAAGTCCTACGACGAGGATGATTTCGCCATGCTGAACATGATGCTTACGTTCTGGTTTGTAGGACGATCGATTGAGAAGTACAACAAAGGTGGGTAGTCGTGGAAGCCTTGATCGATTCCCTCGCAAGGGTTTGGTTCTTGGGGGTTGCGCTTGTTGGCGTGGCCGTTTATGCCGTGACCATTAAGACTCGGCTTGATTACCTTGAGAAGGACCACGACAGGCAAATCCACGCGCTTTGGGAACATGTCAACCGATTGATCAAAGAGAAGTCCAGTGAATGAGGCTAAGAAGCTTTGCAAGGATGTACTGATCAAGCCCTTTGAAGGGCTGGCAAAGCGTTTGCCTGATGGCCGTGTAACAGCTTATCCCGACCCTGGGACTCGTGGCCATCCTTGGACCATAGGATGGGGTGCTACGGGCCCAGAAATCAATCCTGGGACCATCTGGACGATCGAGCAGTGCGAGGACGCCCTAGACCACCACGTCGAATATTTCGTGCGGGGTTTGCTCAAGATGTCGCCCAGCCTGTCAAAAGCGATCCCAAGGCGCATGGCAGCGGTTACAAGCTGGGCCTATAACTGCGGCCTTGGTAACTACAGGGTGAGCACCTTCAAAAAGCGTATCGACGCCGATAACTGGGATGGTGCCGCGGATGAGTGCCTGAAATGGAATAAAGCCGCTGGCAGGGTTTTGCCAGGACTAACCCGTAGGAGGGCGGCCGAGGCCGCGTTAATGCGATGAGTTCAGCGATCAAGTCAGATCCGGCCAAGTGGAAGCGCATTGTGGCGTCCGTAAAGGCCTCCGATAAAGGCGGCGATCCAGGCCAATGGAGCGCCCGCAAGGCTCAGTTAGCGACCCAGAAGTACAAAGCTTCGGGTGGGGGTTACAAAGGTCCCAAAAAGGCGGATAATTCGCTCTCAAAGTGGACGAGCGAGGATTGGGGTACAAAATCCGGTAAGCCTTCCACGCAAGGGCCTAAGGCCACCGGTGAACGGTACCTGCCCCGGAGAGCGCGAGAGGCGCTTTCGCCTGCTGAGTATGCAGCCACCACACGCGCTAAGCGTGAGGGTACCAAGTCCGGTAAGCAATTTGTCGCTCAACCCTCGAAGATCCGCGAGAAAACTGCAAGGTACCGATAATGGCTGTCACCATGACCTACACGTCCCTGGTAGCGGATGTCACGCTCTACCTGGAACGCTCGGACGCGCAGACGATCAATCAGATCCCGTCTTTTATCAACCTCGCCGAGTCGATTATCTCCGACGAGCTAAAGATCCTTGGTCAGCAGCAAACTGTTTCCACGACCTTGGTGCAGGGTGACCCAACGCTTCAAAAGCCAACCCGCTGGAGGAAAACGACCTCCATGAATGTAACGGTGGCCGGGGAGCGTTTCCCATTATTGCTTCGTAAGTATGAATACATGCGCAATTACTGGCCCGATCCAACGCAAGAGGGCGTGCCAAAATACTATGGTGACTACGACTTCGATCATTGGCTTATTGCGCCAACGCCAAGCGATGATTATGCGATTGAGATCCTTTACTACGAGAAGATCCAACCGCTAGACGCAACCAATCAAACGAACTGGTTCACGATCAACGCGCCTCAGGCAATGTTGTACGGCACGCTCCTGCAAGCGATGCCCTTTTTGAAGAACGATTCTCGAGTTCAGCTTTGGCAAGCCCTGTATGACCGTGCGATACAGACGCTCAAGCTTGAGAACGATACTCGCACGATCGATCGATCTGCTACGGTGCAAGAAGTATGACCTCATACGTTAGTGTTTTCACGGGCGACGTCATCCAACCGACAGACGTCAGTTATAAATCGTTTTCCATATCGGCAAACCTTGTCCTGTTTTGGCCGCAAGATGGTGATGCTGCTGGCGATTACGCTGCCAGGGTCATGCAGATCTCGGCATCAACGACAAGCCTGTCGGTATATATGCCGCCTGCCAATCAAACTTCGGTTGGCACGGACTCGCTTGTTAGAAACACCGGCTCAAATACTTTCACGGTCCGCGACTACGCTGGTAACACCATCGTAGCCGTTGCCGCCGGTGAGGCTAAATACATTTATGTAACGGATAATTCCACAGCCGCTGGAACCTGGGGCGTTATTGCTTTTGGCGTGGGATCAAGCTCGGCCGATGCCGCATCGCTTGCTGGGTATGGCCTTAAAGCCATAACAACAACGCTAAACCAGTCTCACCCTGTTGCAACGGTTACCAGCACCTTTACTGCCGACGCAACCTATCGGGCCAAGGCAATAGTATGGACTGGCGGCGTTGGCACGCTTAACCTTACCGCGGCCGCAACACTCGGTGACGATTGGTTCATGATGATCCGCAACGGCGGAACCGGGTTGCTGACCATTGACCCTAATAGCTCTGAACTCATCAATGGTTCGGCAAGCCTTGCCTTGCAGATTGGAGACTCGGCTTTTATCTGCTGCTCGGGTACCGCGTTTTATACCGTTGGGCTTGGCCAGGAAACGACATTTGCGTACTCTCAATTAACCCTTCCGGTTACTTCGGGATCAACCTACACGCTTACACCGGCCCAGGCCCAAAACACGATCATCAAGGTCACAGGGACCTCGATTAACAGTAACGTGACGGTCGTCCTTCCTGCTGCGGTTCAGGTTTACTTTGCCTTAAATCAAACATCGGGAACGGCAAACGTCATTTTCACGACTAACGTCGGAGGCGGTACTAATTCCTCGTTGGCGGCTTCTCAACAAGCCACGTTGGTTTGCGACTCCGTTAATGTCTTGAACGCAACCACGGTTATTACCGGTGGATCTGCGATCTCAATCATTGATGGGTCTGCTGCGTCTCCGGCTTTGAACTTTACTAATGAGACCAATACTGGCATGTACCGGCCAACCGGCGGCTCGGCTATTGGTATGTCTATTGGCGGCACAGCCAAGATGCTACTAACAACCGATGGATTGGCTGGAGGTGCGTTTTAATGACTGAAAAAGTCATTACGATCAATACCCAGCCTGGGATACGCCGGGACGGTACCGTTTTGGACGGGGATCAATACTCTGATGGCTTATGGGTACGCTTTCAGCGCGGACGGCCTAGAAAAGTCCTTGGCGTTAAGCGGATCTCCAATCAGATCTATGGCCCGACTCGAGGGATGTTCGTTGATTCCAGCAACGGCATTAACAACATCTTTACGTCCTACGCTTCAGGCATTCAGGTTATTGGCGTCGATAACAACGGCGTCGGTGCTGGCGTCTCTAATTTCACCTTTACGGGACCGGCAGCAACGCTTGGAACGCTTGTAGGCGGTACGGGTTATACCAACGGCACCTATAACGGCGTGGCCATGACCGGAGGTACCGGAACCGGCCTTTATTGCAACATCACGATCGCTGGCGGGTCCGTAACGTCAGTCGTTATTACAACAACCGGCCCGATTTTGACGCTCGGAACCATTACGGGCGGATCTGCATACACAAACGGCACTTATACCGACGTTCCTCTTACTGGAGGCCTCGGTTCAGGAGCCATTGCGACGGTCACAATCTCCGGCGGGGCGGTCACAGCGGTCGCTTTAACCGATTTAGGCGCCGGATACACCCCTGGTGACGTGCTTTCAGCTACCACGGCCAATCTTGGCGGCACTGGCTCAGGCTTTTCAGTGCCAGTTTCGACCATTACGGTCGCTTATACGCAATCAGGCGTCGGTTATACGGTCGGAAATTCGCTTTCGGCGAGTGCCACGAACCTTGGCGGGACTGTAACAACGCCATTTAGCATCCAAGTTGCGACTATTAGTTCGGTTTTCACTGCAAGCGCCAATAATGTTTATCAATTCGACTCTTCTTACGATTCGCAGGGTGGTGTAAATCAGCTTTTAGTCCACCCAGGGCAGAATCTGGCGCAGGTCGACTCGACAACCAACACGCCAGTGCTTTATGGCGCGATTACCGGGACGACATTGACCGAGCTTCGCGACGTTAGCGGCCCTGATCCGACGGGTGACATCGTCTCGGTCTCTGGTGGCGTTGTCGCTCTTCATCCGTACATCTTCGTTTACGGCAACTCGGGCCTGATTAAGAACAATTCCAAGGGGAATCCCCTGGACTGGAACTCAGCCGACGCCAACGAGGTCAACGTCGCTACGGGCAAGATCGTCAAGGGCCTTCCGGTGCGAGGCGGTACGAACGCTCCCTCCGGCTTATTTTGGTCGCTTGATTCGCTGATTCGCGTCTCTTATATCGGTGCTCCGGATTACTGGCGCTACGACATTATTACTTCGCAGTCTTCGATCCTATCGTCTTCGGGTGTTATCGAGTACGACGGGATTTATTACTGGTGCGGGGTTGATCGCTTCTTGATGTATAACGGCGTCGTCCAAGAGATCCCGAACCCGATGAACCAAAACTGGTTCTTCGACAATCTGAACTACACCCAGCGGCAGAAGGTCTGGGTTACCAAGGTACCAAGGTACGGTGAGATCTGGTGGTTCTACCCTCGAGGGTCGGCCACCGAATGTACCGATGCGATTATTTACAACGTCCGCGAAAAGACGTGGTACGACGCAGGCCAAAGCATTCATGCTCAACGCTCCTCGGGCTACTTCTCCCAGGTTTTCAAGTATCCGGTCGCCGGAGGCACCGAAGATATTGGCGGCGGCTATACCAAGCTTTGGCAGCATGAGGTCGGCGTGGATGTTGTGGACGGTCCTTCGGTATCTGCCATCGACTCATATTTCACGACGCACGACCTGTCCTGGGTGACTGGCAACCCTGCGCAAGAGGTTCCGATCGGTGACAATTTCTGGTCCCGCCTAGAGCGCGTGGAGCCTGACTTCCTGCAAGACCAAGAGATGACCATGTACATCATTGGGCGTCCTTACGCGCAGGCAGCCGACGTTACAACCGGCCCTTATACGTTTGATGCAAACACGACTAAGATCGACTTAAAAGAGCAGCGCCGGGAACTGAGGCTCAAGTTTGAGTCCAATATCATCGGCGGGGACTATCAAATGGGCCGCATTCTCTTGTCGCTCGACATGGGCGATGTCAGGGGTTACACGCCATGACGCAGATCTACGACCCCCGAAACATGGAATGGTCCTACTGGAACGCGCTCATCGCGGAAAAGTACGAGGCCCAGCAGCTTATGTGGCCGGTACCCGAAGAGAACTGGAAGGACTTTGCGCTTTCGATCTGCTCGATCGCTTTGTTCTCAAACTATGGCGTACCGACCCCGCACGGGTTCGACCGATGGCAAGATTGGGCCTTCGCTTTCAATAACGCGGTGAACTGACATGGCCTTTACTGAAGACCAGTACAGACAAGCAGGCGAGTTCATTCTTGCCAACCTTAATGATCCGAACGTGGTGGCCACCCGCGGTCAGGAGCTTGGGCTGTCTTCAGCAGATATTTTGAGGGCTGCACAAACAGTTAACCCAAACCTTACGGCTGGCGACGTTTCCAGTTACTTCGGCAATGCTGGGCTCACCTATAAAGAGCCGACCGGTGGACTAGCTCCGGTCTCACAGCCTGATACTTCGACTGCTGGCGGACTGTCGAGCATAACCCAGGACGTTCTTGGGGAGGTGGCCAATAGAACGCTTGGTCAGGATACGGTATCGGGAGGGCTTTCTGTTGCTGGCTCAACCATTCCGGGTATGCAAAATCTTGTAGGGGTTGACCAGCTTGCCCTTGGGTATAACAAAGACGCAACCAATGCGGCTAATGCACAAAACATAGCCAACCAACTTTATGCGCAAGGCCAAGGGTTGATTGGTAAAACCATTTCCGGGGACCTTGCAACCCAGCTTAACAGCGCACTAAACCCGACTTACTTTGAGGGCGAGGGCGGTCTTATGCCCACCTCATCTTCGGTATTTTCGCCGATAAGAAAGCAGGTCGGCACCGATAACGAAGGCAATCCGATCTATGAAGATACGGGTACCTATTCGGCCTTTCTGAATGCCCATGACATCGGCAACAAGGGGACGCTCCTTGGCCAGGAGGTTACGGTCGACAAGGACGGCAACATTTTGGACGTTCAGCTTCGCCAAGATCAACGAGGCTCGTTTCAAAAGTCAATCGCTCCCTTGCTGAATTTTGGCGCCATGGTCGTCACCGGTGGCGCAGCGGGTCTCGGTTTGTCTCCCTTGCAAGCGGCAGGTATATCGACAGCCTTACGAGCCATGGGCGGCGCCGATGTAGAAAGTCTTATCAAAAATGCCGTTACCTCCTACGGGGTAAGCACCGGCCTCGATATGGCTGCTGGGAATATTGCTTCTTCGCTAAATCTTGATCCAGGGATCGTTAGGTCTGCACTTAACGTGGCCTATACCGCGGCAAAGTCTGATAACCCCTATGACATTATTGCCGCCGGAATGAAGGGCGTGGCTTCCGCAATGGGAGGCCGAAATATTATTGACGAGTACAACGTCACTGGCGGGCCTGGGACGCAAATTCCTGCGACCGGTGGACTGTCTTTGGCTTCCGATGTCAATCCGGATATATCTTCGGATCTTGCTTCGAGTATTGCAAGCGCTGGCGGCTTGGACCTTGCAGGCGGCTTGGATTTAACCAAAGGGGAGCAGGTTGCTGCGCTCCCGCTTCTTGGGATACCAGCCATTCAGCAAGGTATAGCGGCCGCTAGTGTGCTTGGTGCGCATGGCGCGGCCTTGTGGTCCGCCCTTCAAAAAGCACAAAATCCTGGCGCTGATATTCCGTGGACTATGGACTACGCAACCACGGTCCCTGATTATGCGAATAAACCGGTTTCTGATTGGACCGAGGCTGATAAGCAGGCTTACATCAAGGACTTCCAAAAGGATATTGGAAAGTATGAGACCAAGCCCTTGTATGCCGATAAGACGCCAGCGTTAACCGTATCGTCCACAAAGCTTGATAAGCCATTCACGCCTTATAACGAATTCGACCTTACCAAGACGGCTGATCGCCCATTTACGCCTTACAACGAATTTGCCACCGACACGGTGGTTGACAAACCGTTTACGCCATACCGGGAGTTTGAAGACGTCCCGATTGACGATTACCCATGGATTGAGAAGCCGAGGGAGGTAAAAACCACGGGTCCAGACAAGCCCGGAGGTGGTCTTTCTGGGAGCGATTCAACAGACTCTAGCAGCGCATTATCCCAGGCAACAGGTGCTGATAAAGGCGGAAGCTCGTCCAGTAGCTCTAATCAAGACGCTGCCAGTAGCAATATTGACGCTCAAATTAACAAGATTACCGGCCCTATTTCTCAGCAAGATCAAGATGCCAAGCAGGCTCAGGTTGAGGGTCCGCAAAAGCCGCAAGGCCAAAATATTGCAGGTCAGTCTGATGAGGCGCTGAAGGCTTCGGTTGGCCAAACCTTTGCTGATAATCCCAATTACGTTTTTAATCGCAACGAGATAGCTAAGCTTGGTCGCGCTGGTGGGCTTAGCGACGAGAGGATTAACAACATCCTCGGCTCGTTTACATTCGACAAGGACGGCAATCTCGTTCGCGGCGGCACTGCTGGTAGCCCGACAGGTGACCCAACGGGCACTCCGACAGGCGGTCCTACAGGTACCCCAACGGGTGGCCCAACGGGTACCCCGACAGGCGGGCCTACTGGTACCCCAACGGGCGGTCCGGCGGGTGGCGATGCTACGGACGGAAGCGGCGGAGTTACATCCGGCGGCACGGACGGCGCTGTTAAGGTCGATGCCGAAACCGGCGGCGAAACTAAGACCGGCGAGGCTGGTGAAACTAAGACCGGCGAAGCCGAAAAGCCGACTGAGGGAACTGGAACAGATACAGGTACAGGAACTGGTAGCGGCTCTGGGTCGGGCTCTGGATCAGGAAGTGGTTCAGGAAGTGGTTCGGGCTCGGGCAGCGGTTCGGGCTCAGGCTCGGGCAGCGGTTCTGGTTCAGGCTCAGGTTCAGGTAGTGGATCTGGTAGCGGGTCGGGTAGTGGTTCAGGCTCTGGTTCCGGTTCGGGTTCAGGCAGTGGCTCGGGCTCCGGTTCGGGCTCCGGTTCGGGCTCCGGTTCGGGCTCCGGATCGGGCTCAGGTAGTGGGTCTGGTTCGGGTTCAGGTAGTGGGTCTGGTTCGGGTTCAGGATCGGGTTCGGGTTCAGGATCGGGTTCGGGTTCAGGATCAGGTTCGGGCTCTGGTTCCGGCAGCGGCTCCGGATCGGGGTCTGGCTCCGGATCTGGTTCAGGGTCGGGAAGTGGGTCTGGGTCGGGCAGCGGTTCAGGCTCTGGCTCTGGATCGGGCTCAGGAAGCGGTTCGGGCAGCGGATCGGGGTCTGGCAGCGGTTCCGGAAGTGGGTCTGGTAGCGGTTCAGGAGGCGCCGGAGATGGCGGCGGCGGAAGTCGTTACTACCCATCGGGCTCTGTATCGGGCAACGCAGGCTTTAAGAACATCCCATCGTTATCACCAACCTTTTTAGCGGCGGCGCCGGTTATGAAAGAGAAGACAATCTCCAACCTCCCCGAGAGCTTGGTACAAACCCTCATGAGGATGGGCATCAGCAAGAAGCTGATCTCGCAAATTGCTGCCAACGCGAAGGTCGACTTATCCGAAGAGGATCAAAGGGCGATGGAGCCCTCCACGACTGTTAAGGGGGCGCTTGAGCAGGTCGATGCTGACGAGCTTTTGGGTGAGCAGCCAAGGACCGGCGGCCAACCTGAAAAGCCTCAGCAAAAAGCCATGGGCGGATTGATGAAGATGGCCGAGACCAATGGCTTTGCAGGCACCCCGGATTCGAGGAGAATGCAGGGTTATGCGGTTGGCGGTGCCGGTGGCGGTCAGGATGACCTTATTCCCGCACTGTTAGCGGATGGCGAGTATGTGATGGACGCCGATATTGTTGCTGCACTTGGTGACGGCTCTTCGAAGGAAGGCGCCGCAAAGCTCGACAAGATGCGTGAGGCAATCCGTAAACATAAGCGTGCCGCACCGGTCAATAAAATTCCGCCAAAGGCTAAGTCACCCTTGGCATACTTGAAAGAAAGCGCGAGGTAATCATGCCATTCGATTGGACCCAAGGCTCAGCGCCACCGCCCGTCAATATCAAACAAGCCCAGTCGACTACGGCGCCTGGGTTTTATACCGACTACCTCAAGAAGCTTGGCAGTGCTGGCGAGAGCTTTCTTGGTACCGAGGGCCCTCAATACGCCGGGCAACAAGAACTGCAAACCACGGCCTTTGATGAAGCCAAGAATCGCATGTTTGGTGGCCAGGGATACTTGGACGCCGCCTCGAGGTTTGGTCAGGCCGGTGGTGCTACAACCGCTCAGCAATTGCAGGGCTATGACTACACCGATCCTGTAACTGGCGAGACGACCACGATGGGCGGGGGTTATATGAACCCCTACATCAAGGACGTTGTCTCGGAGATCAACCGACTAGGTCAGCGTCAAATGAAAGAGGCTCTGCCCGGAATGGGTGGCCTTGGCGTTGGGACCGGTGGATTTGGTGGCAAGCGCGGTCTTCAGCAGGAAGGTATTGCTAAGCGTCAGGCTCTTGCGGATATTCTTGGTGCTCAGTCCGGTGCCTTATCCCAGGGCTATGACATGGCGTCCAAGCTTGCGGCGGGTGATCTTGGTCGGTATATGCAAGGCGCTCAAACCATGGGTGCCCTTGGCCAGCTTCAGTCCGGCATGAACATCGCAGAATTGCAGAATCTGGCCTCATTAGGGGCCCAGCAGCAAGCGATCGCCCAAGGCGAAGAGAACTTCCCCTTGCAGACCGCGCAGGCCGTCTCAGGCCTTATGAGGGGCTACACGATGCCCACTGACACCTCGTCGACCTATGAAGGTCCGCTTGCCGGTCTTCAGTACAGCCCGTCGGGATTGCAGCAGGTCAGTACGCTTGCAGGTTTGTTTGCACCAACAGGCACTGGCGGCACGGGCGCATCGGCGATCGAAGGAATTATAAAGGCTGGGACTAGCGCAGTAGACGCTATTGGTAGATTGTTTGGTGACAAACCCGGTGGCTGATCT